AGAGGATAATTTAAAATATTTTGAAGTTTTTGATGATGGTAAAATAAACGCGGATAATACTCATACGCAATATGGTTATAAAAGTTTTTTTACAACCATAAAATGTGTTACAGTTGATCCAGATCAATTTAATGGAATATAATTATGGCTTTACCTGGAACTTATAAAAAGAAAATTAACTTAGCTAGAGAGAGAGAAAATATTGAATATCCTTATTCAATGCAAAGTGGTGCTGCTGAAAATATGAAGGACATGATAATTGATAAGGACACTTATTTACCTAAAGGTATTGTACATGTTGATTTAGATGCTGGTTTTAAAGAATTTATTACAAATAACTTATCATTATCGCTTAATGGCGCTAAAGTACCTGTTTTTATGATGGGTATTCAAAAATGGAATGAATTTAGTAAAACTTGGAAATTTTCGGATGAATATAAAAATGTTAAATTACCTTTAATAAATATTGTAAGACAACCAAACACAAAACCAGGGACAAACCCATCTTTAATTTATAATATACCACAAGGTAAAATGTTTACATATGCTCAGGTACCAACTTGGGATGGTAATAGAAAAGGTATGGATATATACAAAATACCACAACCAATACCAGTTGATATAAACTATGATGTTAGGATTTTAACTTATAGACAAGCTGATTTAAATAAGTTTAATTCAATAGTTTTAAAAGAATTTCAGAGTAGACAAGCGTATACTGTGGTAAATGGTCATTATATACCAATGATTTTGGAGGATACATCAGATGAGAGTCAATTAAGTGATTTGAATAGTAAAAGATTTTATGTTCAGTTATATTCCTTTAATTTACAAGGGTTTATATTAGATCCAGAAGATTTTGAAGTCCATCCAAGTATTAATAAGGTTTTTACTGTAACAGAAATTACTCGTTAAATAAAATATTTTAAAAAGTAAATAGTTTTTTGAAAAAATCATAGATATTTATTGTTAAGTAATACGTAAATAAAAAAATAAAAAATTAATTAAAATATGGCAAACAAAATTTATGCATCACCAGGTGTTTACACATCAGAAAAAGATTTAACATTTACAACCGAAACAATCGGTGTTACAACATTAGGTCTTGTTGGTGAAACAAAAAAAGGTCCTGCGTTCCAACCAATCTTCATTAGAAATTATGATGAGTTTAAAGTGGCTTTTGGTGGTACTAGTCCTGAAAAATTTAAAAATACTCAAATTGTTAAATATGAATTACCATATATAGCAAAATCATACTTAAGTCAATCAAATCAATTATTCGTGACACGTGTGTTAGGTCTTTCTGGTTACGATGCTGGTATGAGTTATGTAATTAGAACTATGGGGTCTCTTGATGATACAACATTAGATTATACTGGATCAACAACTGGTACATCAACTGATTATACTTTTACAATGACAACAACTGGTACTAGTGCTGGTAAGTTTTTTGTGAGTGGTACTTCTACTGAAATTATCGATCAAATAACAACTTTAACAGGTGTGGCTAAAACTAAATTTGATGGGGATTATGGTACATTTTTTACTACAAGTACAGTTGATGGTTGGTATAATACAACAAGTAAAACAAGTTCTCTTTATTGGGGTTTATTAGAAACATCAGAAGAAACCAGCATTCAAAATAATATTATATTATTAATAACAGGATTTACTGGTACAACAACATTTGTTGATGCTTACGAATTACCAGCTGGTGAAACTAGACAGGATTACATTCTGGAAAATGAATTTTCATTTAATGAAACAACAGATAAGTTTGAACACTCTTCTTTTGCTGTATATAATTATGATGTGGCAGCAATTGGTGTTAATACCTACACAGGTAAAACAAGAGTTGTTGTTTATAATTATAATGCGTCACCAAATTTAACAAACCATAAAAAAACCATAGCATCTTTAAAAAGTAGAGGTAGATATATAACAAATGAATTAATATACGATATTACTGGTACATCGATTGGTGTTTCACAATTTGATGCCGCAATCACAAATCCTTTAGCAACATTTGATATTACAGGTGTTTCAGCAAATGGTACTAGTTTTTCATATACAGTTTCATTGGATAGAAATAAGAAAAACTTTATTAAAAATGTTCTGGGTGTTGATGCTTCAGATAAAGATACTTACTTATTCTGTGAGGATGTATATAGCGCAACATTGATAAAAGGTTTTAATGATGGTACAATTAAAGGTTTATATGCTGATATTTTATCGGTTAATAATTGGGATCATTATAAATTTCAATATCAATCACCTACAACGCCGTTTTTTGTTTCGGAATTACGTGGTGGTTTACCTCAAAGATTATTCAGAGCAATTTCAATATCTGATGGTGAAAACGCAAATACAGAAATTAAATTATCAATAGCTAACGTTGACTTAGATAAAAAAACATTTGATCTTTATGTTAGAGCGTTTAACGATTCAGATAGAGCGCCAGTTATTTTAGAGAGATTCTTTACATTATCTATGGATGAAACACAAGATAACTATATCGGTAGAAAAATTGGTACCGTAGATAATAAATATGGTTTAAAGAGTTCTTATATAGTTCTTGAAATGGCTGATAATGCACCAGTTGATGGTGTACCAGCAGGTTTTGAAGGTTATGAGTTTAGAACTAGTGGTACTGGCTCAACTCAATCAAATTATAGTGGAGTACCTTCGATTCCTTTCAAAACAAAATACTATTTACCAGGTGAGAGTGTAAATTTTCCAGGTGGTGATAAAGTTAGAAAAATATATTTAGGTTTTAACGATACTGAATATGGTTTTGACAGTGACTTGCTATTATTTAAAGGTAAATTCTCAATATCAGGTACATATAACAGCGGTGATGATTGGTCAACAAAAACCAAAGGTTTCCACATGGATATATCTGGTAGTACTATTGTAAACACAAGTGGTGAATTTGTTTTTGAATGTGGTGTGGATACATTTGTTGATGCAACAGTTATCGCTAGTAACACAAACCACAGATATCATGACATTAGAACTAGAAAATTCACAGCTTTATTTGCTGGTGGTTTTGATGGTTGGGATATTTACAGAGAACAAAGAACAAATACTGATGAGTATAAAATAGGTAGAACTGGTTTTATTCAAAGTGGTTTTGATACATTCGCTTCTGCGGAATATTCTGAAACTTTTGGTACATCAGATTACTATGCATCACTTTATGGTATAAAAACCTTTGAAAATCCAGAAAATACAATAATCAATATTTTGGCAACACCAGGTATTGATATGTTAAATAACACTGAATTGGTTAGAGATACTATTGAGATTGTTGAAGAAAGAAGATTTGATTCAATATACTTACCAACATTACCTGATATTAAATTATTAAATAACAATAATGGTTCTGATACACAGGATTGGTATTATCCAAATGATATCATCGATGAGTTAAGTAATACTGAAATTGATTCAAATTATACTGCGGTTTACTATCCTTGGATACAAATTGCTGATACAGAAAACAATGCAAACATATTTATACCACCTACGGCTGAAGTTGTTAGAAATTTAGCATTCACTGATAATGTGGCACACCCTTGGTTTGCAACTGCGGGTTATAATAGAGGTATTGTTAATTGTATTAGAGCACGTATACCTTTGGATCAAGAAAGTAGAGATTTATTATATCCAGGTAGAATTAACCCTATTGCTACATTCTCTGATGTGGGAACGGTTATCTGGGGTAATAGAAACTTACAAGTTAGATCAAGTGCTTTAGATAGATTGAATATTAGAAGATTATTACTACAAGCTAGAAAATTAATTGTAGCTGTTGCAAATAGATTATTATTCGATCCAAATGATGCACAAATTAGAAGTCAATTCCTATCATTAGTTAATCCAATTTTGGATAACATTAGAAGAGAAAGAGGTTTAACAGACTTTAGAGTTTCATTGGTTAATGAAGTTGAAGATAATGATAGAAATACATTAAGAGGTAAAATATTCATTAAACCAACACCAACATTAGAGTTTATTGAATTAGAATTTACTGTAACACCTACAAGTGTATCTTTTGATAGTATTCTATAATCAAAAAAAATAAAATTATATTAAATTAAGTCCAGGAAACTGGACTTTTTTTATTTATATTATTTAATAAAAAATTAAAAAAAATATATATATTAATAGGACCAATATTGGTCCTAATATATTAGGACCAGGTCCTTTTATTATATATTATTTATTATTTATTATATATTTATATTATGTAATTGTACAAATATTGGTCCTAATATCTAAGGTCCTATACAATATTAAATAAAAAAAAATAAAAAGTCAAGAAAAAAATAAAAAAAATAACTATTTATAATAAAAAACATTGATTTATCTAATTTTATTAGATATTTATATATGTAAAAACAATAAAAAATTAAAACAAAAAAAATAGAATATTATGGCTAACTTGTTAATGAAAATGCCTGTACCTTACGAACCAAAAAAACAGAATAGGTTTATCTTAAGATTTCCTAGTTCATTAGGTATTAATGAATGGTTTGTTGTATCAACTTCAAGACCAAAAATTACAATTGGTGAGGTTGAAATTCCTTTCTTAAATACATCAACATATGTTGCTGGTAGATTTAATTGGGAATCAATTGATGTAACATTTAAAGATCCTATTGGTCCTTCTGCAACACAAGCATTAATGGAGTGGGTTCGTTTACATGCTGAATCAGTTACTGGACGTATGGGTTATGCTGCAGGTTATAAAAAAGATATTGAATTAGAAATGTTAGACCCAACTGGTGTTGTTGTTGAGAAATGGATACTTCAAGGTACATTTTTAACAAATGCTGATTTTGGTACATTAGATTATAGCTCTGAAGATATTGCTGAAATTTCAGTAACACTTAGACCCGATAGATGTATATTAGTTTACTAGTCCAATAAACAATTAAAAATAGTTAAATACCCAAAATACTTTTCATTCGAATTGTGTTTGGGTATTTTTTTTTACCCATTAAGTATTTTAAGAACACTATACTTTTCAATAAAACTATCAATCCTTTCAGTTAATAGTTTTTTATTTTTTATTTCATGTTCCCAAACAACCAATAAATTATAATTTTTGTTAAA